AAGTTGAACACCGATCGCGGGACGTTGGCGGAAGGGTTCCGCTCGTATCGATGGGCTGTCTGCTTTGCGGGGTTACGCATGGAGAGCTTCCTTCTCGGTGGTTTCGTTGGTTTCGTGATTGGTTACCTAAGCGTTATTGCCGTCCGACGCTTCAGGTAGCGGTTCGCCGTTGGCGAATTGCAGCGCGTGAGCCAGATGGATCGGCGCGAGCATCGCATTGAGTTGGCCGTTGGCCTGGTCGTAGCTGCCGATGTGAAACAGGGTGTAGTCCTCGGCATGCTGATGAAGACCGCTGGCGGGATTGCGGCATTCTGTTGCGAATGCGCGGACCGCAGTCTCAGTCGTTTCTGAAAAGAACGGTTGCGCGAAGGCGTCTGCCTTCGAATCGAACACTGCGAAGATTTCAATCATTGCCTCTCCTTTGCTGACGCAGCTTGTATGCGCGTCGTGATGGGTGCGTACGTTTTGTTCGTTCGTGCCTATTCGTCGCGTCTGAAACGCTGCGTGACGCTGAGTAGGCGATGGCTTGGTACTTGTGTTCTTCTTGGTTCTCCAATTGCTCGGGTGTGAACTCTCGCTTGTTCTCCTTTCGGTTGCTTTTGACCTGCTCGTAGAGATCGGGATCGAGCTTTTCGAGCCAGCGGTCGTAGTAACGCGGGGGCTTGGCCAGGGCCTTGCCCGACACCACGTTGTCGCTCGGATACACCTCGCCGCGGTATTTCTTGAACCACGAGAGCCCGATCCCTTTCGAGATCAGGCTGAATTCGGGTTCGACGTTGAAGACCTCGCCCGTCGATTCATCGACGCGGCGGTAGTGCTCTAAGGCCGGTGGTCCCGTGATCTTCTTCGTCACATATCGAGCTATGTAGGCGGCGGATTCGAAGGTCAAGTCCTGGACCTCGTGGAAGCCGATTGATTCACCGTCTTCCTGCCAGCACGCCGCCAGCTCGTCGCTTTCCCATCGGAGAAAGCCGTGTTTCGTCTTCCATACGGAATGCCTATCGGCGGAGAAGTCCTGTCCGAAGATTGCGGCATGGAAGTGCGGCCTTTGGTCGTCGTCACCGTACTCGCCCACTGCGTAGTATTTGAACGTAGGCGGCTCTCGTCGCTTCGCTCCTCGCGGTTGCGCTAGCCGCTCTCGAAGTCGCTTCGAGAAAAGTTGCCACGCGCGTTTATCGAGGCTGCGGTTTTGAGGAAGGTGATCGTCGTTATAGGTCAACGTGAGGAAGCAGTTGCGTTCATGCATCTGAGCTTCGTTCATCATTCGACCTGCCCATTGGCGGGAGTAGTCCAGTTTGCATCCGATGCATCGTCTGCACGGCACCTGGTCGCCGGTTGGAGTTACGCCGGAGATCGGGTGATAGCAGGGCATGTCAGAGGCGGGTGCCCCCGCGCTGGCTTCCCACGGTGAAGTTGCGCTTGTGGGTCTTGACGCCGGACTTGAAGGATTTGCGGTTGGCTCGTCGGTTGAGTTTCTTGCGCATTGCATGCTCCAGATTTTGGGTTGCTGTGATGTGGCACATTTAGGGACAAGTGCAGCAAATGTGCCACTGGAAAAGAGGGGGGGGCTTTCCCCCCCTCTTTTCCCCCGCGAAGGAGAGCTACGCGGGATCACCCCCCGAGGGTGAGGTTTCAGCGGACTCGGGAGGATCATTCCCAGGCGCCTTCACGGGCTGGGGGATATGGATCGGTTCCGGCCTTTCGTCCGGGACCGGGACGCCCATAGCTTCGAGATCTTCGGCGGCCAGGAGGCCGCGCGCGTAGCCCTCCAGGGCATTCTTCGGGTCATCGAGGAAATGCATCAGCGCCGCGGGATCGTTGCTGAAAAGCGATCGCGTGGCAGGAGGCAACTCTTCGAAGGCTGCATACGCAGCTTCCACCGAGTTGAGAGCATCCATGAGATCGCCAGCGGTGCTGAAGTCGGCATAGACCGCTCTTGCTTTTCTCGCAATCGCATCCGCAGGCTCCTGCCCAGTCCGTCTCCACTTGGCAATGATGTTGTTGATGTTCTGCGTTTCGCCTTGGCTGGCCTTCGTCAGGGAGGGCTTCGAAAAGCCCTTGCTGTGTCGAGTTGTCTTGCGCCATTCCATTTACCTGTACCTCGTTCTTAGGTTCAGTTTCTTCAGGCGGTCGCCGCCCTTCTGAAACTTTGTCTTCGGTTTGCCGGGCATCAGTGACCCGGGATCTGACTTCAGATTCGGAAGGAAGTCCTTCCTGCTTTGCTTGCTCGTCTCCTCAATGCCTCGTTTGCCTGCCTGAGCAGTTCCGCGTCCGACGGATCGTCCCAGTAGCAGTCCGGCCAGGCCGCCGGACAAGAGCTCCCCGGGTTTAAGCCCGAGCCGTTCGAGCTTCCAGGCCATTTGACCGAAGTCGGAGGAGAGGAAGTCGTATTCGAGCTGGCGCGATTTGTTGTCCAGTGCGACAGCTGTCGCTTCCTGTAGCCGCTTAGTTTGCTCGGCTGAGGCGACTCCTTGCTGGTATCTCGCAAGGTCGGTGTTGGCTTGATCGAGGATCTTCGCGGCATCGAGTTTCTCCTTTTGTGAGAGTGACGCAGCAGTCTCCGCTTTCAGTTTCCTGCGCTGCTGCTTCATGATTCGCATGTCTTCCGACAAGCGTTTTCCCTCCAGGCCGGTATTCACCGCCTGAGAGAAGTCCGGGACGCCTGCAACGGCGCCCGAGGGTGTGGCTGCTCCGCCTTGCATAGCGGAGAGCACGGGATTGAGACCTGCCTTGCGCAGATCTCTTACTTGGCGCTGGTGCGCCGTATTCGCCATGCGCTCTTGCCAGTCGCGCTGACGTTTTGCCTCTCGCTTCATGTACTTGTACGAGAGAGCTTGGCCCGTGAGTGCGCCCCCTAACGAGAGGGCGCCGCCGATCGTTCCTTTGACGAACGACTTGAGAGACATCTACAGCCTCCGGAGCCCAGGCACGGAGTACGTCGGTAGAGGTCGGGCGGCCTTGAATTCGAAGAACCCATCGAACTTGAAGAGGGGTTCATCTTGCACAGCAACCATGCGAAGCAACGGAGGGTCCTCTTCGATGAACTCTTCGTTGAGCACAGGCAGGGACGAGAAGTGCTGGGCTGTATGCCAGATGTCCAGTCCTGACGGATGGGCTGATCGGAACAGCCCGGTGATCAGGGAAGGCATGCTGCGCAGCTCTCCCCAGCGTTCTTGAAATCCGAACGTTGCTTCGTCTGCAGTGGGATCCGCAGAGCCCTGGGCGTAAATCTCCTTGTTCTTGATCTCCTGCTCGCCCAGGTGCGCGAATGCGGGAAGGTAGTAATCGAATCGCGTTCGACGATCCCACATGCGGTGAAGTCCCTGCTGATAGCCGAGCTCGGCCCGGATGTTCACCAGGGCGAGCACGATGCAGTGTTCAGTAAAGGACTTCACGAAGGAATGATCCGAGCCGGCGGAAGTCGCGTACGCGGCGAGATCGCCCTGCTTGGTTCCTGCGTCGCCGGCTTCGGATACGTTGGTCATTGGCACCGGAGTCATGTTGATCATTTGGCGTCCGCCCCCTAGATACTCAGGGCGTTGCTGTCTGGCATCGGGGGAAACCACCCCGAAATGGGTGTAGATCTGCTCGGGGTACCTGGTTCCCCCGCGCGAATCCGCCTCCAGCACTTGCTGGAGGGCGAACGCCTGTCGTAGAGCGTTGATGGTGACGGTCGTTGCGCTGTCGAGATCGCCGAGCAGCGCGGGCTCGCTCCAGTCGAGAGTTCCGACTGTCGAGCCTGTGATCGTGACGTTCCCGCCCGACTGACCTTGCAGGTTCCCCGTGTTTGCGCCGTCTGTGAACGACGGAGGGGCCAGGGCGGGGTCACGAATGATCGGAATGGTTCCGCCGAGTGGAATGCCGACTTCCTCGCCCTTCTGGGCTTGGGTCAGCGCCGACGTGAAGTAGTCGAAGCGCTTGCCTCGCCGCTTCAGTTCGTAGTCCCCGGGCTGGTCGGGGCCGGGACCCGTATCCGGGGCCCATGAGTCGATCAGGTTCTGATCGCGGAACCATGTATCCATGGTGAGTGCGTATGCGCGAAGCGGCAACGCGGAGATGGTGAGGTCCGGTACACCGGGCGGCACTCCCATGTAGTCGTAGACGGATCCGCTCGCGAATCCGAGACCGCCGGGTCCGGTGATTGTGGGGACCTGATAGTTCTCGTAGCCCAGGTCCCCAGGGTTTTTCTTTTCGCCGTGAAGCCGGGGCCAGTCGTCATACAGAAGACGACACGGGATGGCGAAGAAGAAAGTTTCGAGAGTGATGTTCGAGAGTGACGGAACCAACGGTGTGAGCATGCGAACGAAAGTGTGGAGCCTCACATTGAAGGTGTCGCCGGGGTAGGCTTCCCAGGTGCCTACCGGCACGACCCAGCCTGGGTCGAGCGTCGTTTTGTGATCGTGATCGAAGTTGAACACCGATCGCGGGACGTTGGCGGAAGGGTTCCGCTCGTATCGATGGGCTGTCTGCTTTGCGGGGTTACGCATGGAGAGCTTCCT